CCAGCAGAGGCAGTAGTGATGTTGCCAAAGTCACCTTTATGCAGTTGCATAGAGGAAAGCAGTTCGTTAGCACCTGCAGTTGAAACAGCCTTAGAGCCATTAACTGTAGTGTTAAGTGTATCACCTTTGCTGTGCAAAGAAGACTGCTTGTAGCCTGACATGTATGCAAGTACTTCTTGATCATGGTTGTCAGCCAAACGATAGGCTGCACGATCAGTTGCAAGCTGCATGAAATTGACGTGGCTGTGAGCCTCTTCAATATCGTCCATTTTAAAAGCAAAGTAATTAGCTTTGTCAATGACTAAATTAAAATCGTCATCCTGCAAATCTTGAGCTGTGACATTTGTGCCACGTGCATACTCTGAAACAGAAATTTCTGGTTCTTTGATAATCTTGACGGTATCACCTTGAGCAGAAATCTCACCGAAATAATCTGAATTGGTTACATCGCCAACGATAGTGGACTTGCGAAATGCAAGTTGTACTTTTTTGGAATAGATTACAGGGCTAAAATTACCGTTTGGTAAGTTCCCATAACCTGTTGCTGTTGTAAAAGCCATGAGTATATCCTCCATTGAATGTTTTTGGCTTAGGTTTAATTAAGCTAAAACAGTTAGATTCAAGAGGCTGTACTTTCTAGGGTAGCGTTATAGTAACGGGCCTGTAATTGTTCAGGTAAGTCTTAACTAAAATGTTTTGCTTAGGTCATACTAAAGTAAAAGGTAGCTACTTATAGTAGGGCTTTTATATAGTATTTATAGTGACACCCATAGTTATACTTATTAAACCATGAGTGTCAAGTATTTATTTTAATTATTTATCTTGCGCCACCAGAAAGATCATAGATAAACTTTCCAGTACGCTGAGATTCCATAATTGCATCCATGTTACTTTCAAACTCTTTGTCATTCATCTTCTTGACTTGAGACTCACTAAAGGAACCATCTAGGTCTGCAGTGTCAGGTTTAGTAGCACGTTTGTTAACTACTGCCTTGGCTGCATCCTTAGTAGCCTTCTTGCGAGACTTGGTATCCATGCCCTTGTCAGATTTGTAAAGATCAATAACACGAATAACAGAACGTGGATCATCTTGGTTTTCATATAAAGCATCCTGTACCCACTTAGGCTGTTCCCCTGCCCAATCGTGGAACTCATCACTCTCTTTAAGATCATCAAAGTCACTGTGTGCAGTACGAATACTATCAAGAGACTTGTTACGATCTGCTTCAGCAGTCATCTCATCAATCTGTTGAAGACGATCCTCTGCGTAGCTAAACTTCTCTTGTGCTTTCTTCTCAGCAATAGTCTCAACGATAGCAGCTACATCAGGATACTTATCAGCCCACGCTTGAATGTCTTCATCCGACTTAGGAGGACGCACAGCACCTTGCTCTTTAGCGTTCTCTAGCTGTGACTTAATAGCCTTGAGTTCTTCTGCTTGACGCTGTTGCATCTTTCGTAGATCATCATAGCGTTTCTTATAGGTACGCTCTTCACCTGTATCAGGAGCCTTCTCTTCTTTTGCTTCTACAGGTTCTGCTTTTTCTTCTACCTCTTCTTGCTTGGAATCAAGTTCCTCTAGTTCAGCCTCTGCTTCTGCAATACGCCGTGCGTTGGCGTTACTGTGCTTTGCATCTACAAAACCTGCTACTTTAGGTTTCTCCATTATTGTCATTTCTGCTGGCATTTTTAGTTCCTTGTGTTACGGCCTAGTACCTAAGCCTTTACGTTTCTTCTTCTTCGCTGGTTCGTTTGCAGTTACGTATCCCCCGTTAGCGTAACTTTTCTTTTTGGGTTTATTTATTAAGCCCCCTTTAGCTCTACCAAGATTACCATCATCTCTTCCGCTGTAACCACCCCCACCGCTACTACTACCACTACCAAGATTACCATCATCTCTTCCGCTGTAACCACCCCCGCCGCTACTGCTAGTACTCCCAAGATTACCATCATCTCTTCCGCTGTAACCACCCCCGCCGCTACTGCTAGAACTCCCACTTGTAGAACTACCACTTGTAGAACTCCCACTTGTAGAACCCCCACTTGTAGAACCCCCACTTGTACCGCCGCCGCCGTTTCCACCGCCGCCGTTTCCATCATCTCCCGTTGGACCCCTGTAGGCTCTACTTCGCACCTGTGCAGCTTGTGCTTGTCTTAATTTTTCAGCAGCTTCTGCAGCATCTTTTCTTTCCTGTTCAATACGAGCATCTTTTCTTTCCTTAGCTGCTTTTAATCGTGCAGCTTTATTAAGACTGTTGCTTGAACCAGTAATGTCTGCACTACTTACCTTTGCAGTAATTGTAGGAGTACCGTCTACTTCACCCTCTTTTGCAGCCTTAGCATTCTCTTCTGACTTTTTAGCCAGCTTACCTGCAATCCAGCCTGTTGGTCCTGAACTTGCAATGCCACCTCGTTTTACTAATTCTACAAGTTTTACATATTCAGCACTACTTTTGTCCGTTGATTTTAGTTTTTCTTCAGCAGCCTTACCAATTTGAATACCTCTTGACCTCATAGTAGCTTGAACTGCAATACCTCCTAGTGCACCTACAGGCCCAAGCAAAAATCCTAAATTAGCAAATCTGTTTACCGTGTTGGCACTTTCCATAGCAGCTTTTAGTTCATCAGTAGTCCACTCACTAAAGTTTGGTGGAGGGGTAGGCTCCGTGTCTCCTTTAGGCTCAGGGCCAACCCTAGAGTCATCCCCTGTTCTTCGTTCTTTTTCTTCTACAGGCTGAGAAGCCGTAGGCACTTGGGCAGGATTAACAGCAGCAGGAGGTGTATACAACTCGTAACCTGCTGGTGGTGCAACACCCTCTGCAAGTTCTAAAATACGCCCGTCTGCATTGACGTACTTAATCATCTTTAAGCCTTCTGTGTTATTCGCCAGAAAACTAAACATGTCAGTTGCAGGAGTAAACCCTACAGTTGCCCAATCTTGAAAGTTAAACGTAGAGTTTGGTGCAGCCACAAGTGAACCCGCTTGCGCTAGATATTTAATATCCTCATTGTATACACCCTTGAATTGTGGCAAAGCATCAAAGTCAGCTAAGACCTGTTTCATCTGTGCAGGTGTAACATTATCACCTTCTGCTGCAGATGCACGTGCTTTCTCTTCAAAGTCAAAAGGATCACCTGCAACCATACCGCCTTCAGCCATACCTGCAGTAACCTGCTTCTCATCCATGATAGGCTCTGTTGTTACGTTAGGCTTATTAGCTTTCTCCATATCTTCAGCAGTTTTGTCAGCACCTGTAGTGTTAACCTTAAGACCCTTAGTAGCTAACATCTGTTGTAACTCAGGATTAGTTCTCACTAAACCCATAACACCTTTTAGTGCTTCCGCTACTTTACCTTCTTCGTAACCCCCGTTAGCGTAACGTTTAACAACACCGCCTTCAGCCATGCCTACAGTAACACCTTGAGAGTTTAACACCTTGTTAACTGTAGGGTCTGTCTTAGCTGCATTGATAATCTTATCCATCAAGCCACCGTCAGCCATACCAGAAGACAGCATACCTTTTAGTTTCTCAAGGTCTTCATCTGTAACAACCTCATCGTCATTGTAAACTTCTTCAGGCACAGGCTCACCACCAATGCGCCCATCTTCATCCATAGCAGCAAGACCTCTCTTAGCTTCCATGCGTAGGTCTTCAAAAAGCTTAACACCAAAGAAACGTACAACGTCAGCAGGTACAACATACTCGCCTTCACTTAGTTTAGCGTCAATGTCATCCCGTACCTCTACAGGCAAAGAACCCGGAGGTACATCATTACCCGATACAGGGTCAACCTTTTCATCTGCATCACTCATGAACGCCATACGTGTTTGATCTTCAGCCATCTGCGTTAACCTCTTCTCTCAATGTTTTTAATTTACGTAAGGCACTGGCCTGACCTTGGAACCTAAATAAAGCTTTTTGATCTTCAGCTTGTTCCATGTTAGTATGCACCATATTAATTTTGTTGTCAAGCATAATACAGAAAGAATCCCATAAAGGCTTGTCATTAACTAACTTCTTTAACTTACTCATGCGCTGGGCCTCTGCACTAATCCACCTTTGTTTAGACGTAGTTTAGATTTCTTTGGGTCTAGCTTCAAGTCTTTAATGTTGATAGATGTACCTTGTACTGTTAAATCACTTTCTCTTATTTCTTTAGCAGAACTGTCTGGTCTATAACTTAATTCTTTTTTACCTATCTTTACTTGACTACCCAGTTCGCCCTTTAGTTGCTTAAGAGCTTTTTCAAAGGCAACTACATAAGTATTGTGAAACCCTGAACCCTTAGCTATAGATGCTTTGTACTCCTTTGAACCTATAGGAAATCTTTTTGCTGCAAGTTTTTCAATAGGTGGCAGTACGATCTCATCAATACCCTTAGACTTAGCGTCAGCAATAATAGACTGCAATAGTACCCGTACAGAGTCAGTTAATTTAGGGATAGGTGTATCCTTTTTACTTGTAGTCATTAAGGCTTTACCTATGACATCATTTGCCTCATCCATAACAAGACCTAATATATTATCTTTGCCTGAGAAATTATATACGTTAAGCTTCTTTTGTGCCATTGCCTCAAAGTATTGTTTTATAGCTATCAAGTTAGATTTTGGTCTTGGTATAAACGGTAATAAATCTGCATCCTCAAATATCTTTTTAATAGCTTTATCTGCTTCAGAGTCACTAAGTTTTTTATTAGTTCTTATAGGTAAGTACTTGTTAAACACAAAGTCTTCAAAGTCTTCAAATAGAGTTCCCGGCATATCAAACTCAGGTTTAAAAGCTATGTCTTCCATAGCAGACTTAAACTCTTCTTTGTACTCTTCAGTGGCCTGACTAATAACTTTACTAGGATTATCTGACATATTTTGTATTACGTCAGACTGCAGTTCTTCTATCAAAATGTAATCTGGTCCCTCATCAGGAGTTCTCGCATTGTAAAGACCCTCTGTCTCAGCTTTAGAACCTAACAAGTTTTGCCTTAAACTATAACGAGTGTGTGCTAAGTTAGAACCGCCGTGATGTGTCATTAGACCTAAATCTTCACCTGCAACATCAATGCCCAGTTCTTGATAGCCTACCTCTGGGTCTGTTAAATTACTTTGTCTTTGAGTGTTACGATACAAAGGGTTCTTTTTTAAAGCCTTAATGTTTAAAGACCCAATATCTACAGCCTCGGTATCAATAGAATACTCATCTGCATAATCAAGGACATTATTGTTGCTACCTCTAGTGTACCTTCTCTCAGGCTCTAAACCAAACCCCCTGTATTCCAACTCACCTTTGGTTACTTTAGGTGCACGTTTACGTACAAACGACTCAATGTTTCTTCCTCTAGTACCCTCTTTACTTATAGGAGCATTCTCAATAGCAGACTCCATAGGGCTGTAGAACTCAGCAACAGTATCTGTATCAGGGTCCGATACATCATCAAGCATACCCCCTGTCTCCTTAAACATAGGATTAAACTTAGGGTTATCCGTAGCCCCGAAAGCCTCCTTGAGTTCTTTGGAGATAAACCTTGTTAGCGCACTCATTGCTGTTGTGTCCCTGTAAAGCCTTGCTCACCCGGAGCAGGTGCGGAGCCTGTACCTATGTTCCCCCCTCCACCGCCAGAGGAGTCCTGTGGGCCTGTAGGAGCCTGCCCTTGTGGTGCAGGGGCTTGACCACCCGACTGGGGAACTGCACCTTGTGGTGCCTCTGGTAGAGGCTGTGCGAACTTCTTGAGTATCTCCGCTTGGATTGCTGCGTCTTGTAGACTATTAGTTACCTTATCAGGGTCAAGGTCCATGCTCACAGCAATCTCACGAATGATGTAATCCATCTTAGCAAAAGGTGCTAGTGTTGGGTTCTGTGCTACCTGCAAGAACTGCATCAAACGTTGACTACGTACTTCGTTAGCCATCAAGCTTTCAGTACCTTGTGCGCGTACTTCCAAGTCACCCTTAATGGAAGGATCAAAGTCAAACTGCATGTTAAAGTTAAAGAACGCCTTACCTAAAGGAGCAAGCATGTAATCATCTACGTTCTTAATTACATTCCGTATAGAACCATTAGCAGCAGACATGAGCATACTAATGCCAGAAGCTGTACGTCCGACACCTTGTACTCCTGTCTGACCGTGAGCAAAGCTAGGAAAGCCAGTACTCTCATCTGCTAATACACGTGCCTTGTCGAATAGCTGCATATTCTCGCCAGCAACATTCGGAAACTTGGTGCCAAAAATTGCTTGTCCGGGCGCACCCCCTTGTCTTCTAAAGACTTTTCCGGGATACAGAGATAAATCTTGGCCGGGAACTAAGTTAGTTTCATCAATCTCTATCAAAAGGTTACCTGACATAACCGCATTGTCTACAGCCATACGCATGAACCCATTCATAAGAGTCTGTGTATCATCCATATTCTCAGCTATACCTACACCAAAGAAGCTATAAGGGTTAAGCTCATAGGGTACAGCATAGTAAGGAATGAGTGCAGGTTTAAATGGATTCATAACTAAACGAATAACGTGGTTATTACACACCCAAATGTTAACACTCAACTGCTCTGAATCTTTTAGTTCTTTAGGAATATCAACATCATGCTCTTTAAGGATTTCAGTATCTACGTAACCCCAGAACTCAAACAACTCATAACGTTCTGCTTTTGACTCTTGAGAGTCATCCTCCATAGCTTGTTCCCACCACTTCTTCTCATAGGACTCACCCATGTTAAGAGACTTCTCAATGGCGTTATCACGAAAGAAAGGCCGACCCTTAAGTGCACGTACCTGTGAGCGTGACAACTTGTGACGTTCAACAATGTACTCAGCTTCATCCATGTTAGCTGCATCAGGGTCAGGGTAGAAGTTCCATATGGATACATGGCTAGTAGAAGGCACAGTCTTGATTGTAGGTTGGTACTCACCTTCCTCATTCCAATTAGGATACTCTTTGTTGACAGCAAATGGACCCTTCATGATACCTGTGCCAAACAATGCCAACTCAAAAGAACTCAAGCGTAACTGCTTGTTAGCACCTGACTCTTCTAATTGATCGTGTATTTTCTTCTGCATCTTCTTAGCTGCAATCATAGCAGGACTAAACGTTACTGCAGTAGGGCTTGTTCCGGGGCCATCTATTAGTTTGTCTTCAATAGGTTGCATCTTCTTAAACATGCCACCAACGCGCTCTCGTAAGGATACAACAGTATCTCCCGGCTCAAGGGCAGTATCAGTATTAAACAAAGGCGCAGGGCTAAAGGTTTCTTTTAATTCACCCATACCCTGCTCTGCTTTAGGATTAGTTTCAAAGTGCACTGACTCTTGAATGCCCTCTGGTAGTGTAGTAGGATCAATAGCAAGAGGAAACTTCTTGTTGCCAAACAGTACATCTACTACTTGACCGTAAGCAGCCAGCGTTTTAGTCTTAGTAACTTTTACAAATACTCTTGACTTCTCCGCTTCAGTAAATTGTACTTCAGTGTTGTATATACCCCTGTAGTTACGATAGGCATCCATCCAACGCTGCTCATCAACAAACCTTGCATCTTCAGCCTTATTAAACTTACTCATAACTAAGTCAATAATGTGTCCTGCTTTAGGATCAGACATAGATTCAGTGGTCACATCTTTAATGTGTGCTGATTCTGCAGATTCTAAGTTCTGTTCAAAGTCGGTTGTAAAATCTTCAGGGTCCATACTTAATATCCAAATGTAGGATCAGCAGCTTGGAAGCCGCTTCTCTGTGTTGCAGGATTAAAATCCCATAGGGAACTTCTAGGTCTTGTCATTATACCATATCGTATAGCGTCATACAAGTGATCTTCTGCATTTGTATCAACGTCTTCTGGATTGCGCTTGTCTAAGGGTAGACTAGGTAGTTGCGCTATACAGTTGGTGCAGGTAGAAAAGAATACGAGTTGGGGTTCCTCAGTAAACTCATCTACCTGCAAACGGCGGTGTATCTCATTTTTACCTGAAACCCTAGACCCTTTTGAACGATCTGAAGGTCTCCAGCGACAGCCCCTCATAATCATTTGTTCAGCTAGGCTAGGCCCAGTGTCACCTCTTTTATGCCAGAGAGACGAGTCCAACACGCCGTATCTTATAGTCCCATCCTGTGCTTCTTCTTCTAGGATCATATCAGCTAAGTCAGTGGCTGTAACCCTTGTTACATACATCTCTCTATATATTACCAGTTGCTCTGAGGGAGACACAGCAAACCACACAACACCTGTCCAACTGCCGTAACCGTAATCGCAAGCTCTGAACTTCGTCCAGCTATTAGGAATGTTATAAGGCTCAACAACGTGTACTTTTCTATTGAACTCAGGGAACGCTGCGCCCTCATTAACATCCCAATTACCCTCTAATAGTTGTTTGCGTTGATGCTCTGGCATAGATAAGAGCATTGTTTCGTAGTCACCACTGTCAGCTAGATACGGATTGTCAAACAAACTAGCAGGTATAAACCTACGTTTAAACAAACCTTGCCCTGCTTTGGTGTGGCCTTTAGGGTACTCTAAGCGATCCCCTGTTTCAATATCAGTAGCCCAGAAAGGCTTGTTAGGTTTAGAAGGATCAATAAACATCTTCTTAACCCATTGATGTCCAATAGAACCGGGGTTAGTTGTAGCCCTCATGTACAAGCCTAACTCAGGTGCGGAGCTACGTAAACGTGAGCGCATATAGTTCCACGCAAACGGCGTAGACCATTGTGTTAACTCATCAAATGCAATGTAGTTAAAAGCCTGTCCTTGGTAGCGCATAACGTCTTGGTCTTTATCTAGGTAACTCATCCAGATGCGACCACCTCTAGGTGTAACCCATTGTGACTTACGCTCTGACCACTTAATGCCGGGAATAGCTTTTGGGTATAACTCTTGACTTTTCTGTATAAGCTCTCTAAGTTCCTCTGTAGTGTGACGTACAAGTAACCCACTAAAGTCTTTATGGTTAAGACTACGAAGGGGATCAGCTAGTGTAGCGTATGACTTGCCACCACCAGCGGCTCCACCATATAGTACTTCACGTTCACTAGAAGCTAAGTAGTCTGTCTGTGGCCCAGCGTTAGGTTTAAAGACAATGTTCTGTGCTTGCTCTACATCAAAGGGTGCAGCTATAGGGGTAGCAGGAGCCTTCTTTGTTTCACGTGAAACATTCTTAGTTGGCTTCGGTGTAGTAGCCGACCCTTTCTTTTTCAAGCGTTTCGTAGTGCGAGATGGCTTTTTGGAGCCTTTTGGCAAGCTCACGTTTAATTCTAGCAACTGTTTTACGTTTTCGCTCAATGTCTACTCTTTTCTTTAAACCCATGTGAGATATGCTTCTACCTGACTGTGTAGTTAACCAAGCAGAAACTTCTCTATAACTATACTGCTTTAAATGTTTCTTTGCAAGCTCTAATAGTTCCAGTTCTCTAACAATAGGGTTTAACCATTCTTCGTTATCAGGGTCTATCTCGTAACCCCAAGGCACAGGTTTGACTAACCTTGGTATTTTTTCCCACTTCTTCATCTTGTCAGGCTTAGGTAACATCCAGAAACCTAAATCGTTGTTAGCAAAGAAGTTAGGCATCACTACTCTCTTTAGGTGGTAAGATAAACAAACCTCCACTAGCCTCTACAGCTACCTTCTCAGTCTTAACTACACCAGCACGATCAAGTATCTGCCCTGCTGCTACCATCTTCTCTTTAACACCCAACTGTGTAGGGTCCATGAGTGCACTACCGTAAGCTACAGCAGCTTTAGGGCCAAGCCTAGACATATAAGTCTTGGTAGCCTCAAAGATTTCATCCTTTAAACCCTCAACTACTACACGGGTAGCAGTACCATCAGAGTAACCTGCAAGCTTCTTAGCTTGTACAACGTCACCTTCTGCCTCATCAAA